CTTTCTAAACTGTTTAATAAATCATCAATCGTTGAAGAATCATCATCATAATATTCATCAACTTCATCCATCCATTCATCTTCTCTTTGAATATTTTTGTTTGCTTTGTCCAACATATCACCATTTTTTTGTGATTCTTTTTCAATCTGACCAATAGCATTTAAATAATATTCAATCAAACTATTTTTTGGACTTGTTTCAGTCACAATTTCAGAATTATTTAATATGGCTATATTATCAGATATCACTTCAACTGGCAACCATGGAACCATCATCATTACCGATCCTGTTGGACCTCGGCGTATTACGATAACCATAGGACTGTTTAAAACTGTGGTGTTTTCATCAGCTATAATATCAGCTATGATATCTTCACCTGATTGAAGCCTAACTACTTTAATATTCAGTGATTCAGCCATTTTTGAGTTCGATGTTGTAAAACTTATATTTGAACTTTTCTTCATCGTATATTTTCATTCTTTCAATAAAATGTTTTAGTGTGTAATTGGTAAATTTACCAACTCTAAAATCATCAGCTATGTCAAACAAAGTTGCAACTTCTTTATTATCTCCTACTCTAAGTCCTCTACCGATTGATTGTAAGTTTCTTATTCGTGATTTGCTTGGTGATGCAAAGATAATGTTGTGTAAGTTCCTTATATTTATACCTGTGGAAAAGGTACCATATGATGCGACAATGATGGCGTCTTTTTCTTTTTCAGTAATAGCACGAATTGCTTCACGAGCTTCTGTATCTGTTCCACCAAATACAAAAAAAGTTTTTCGTTTTTTTGATTTCTCTTTAATTATTTCATAAAGAGATTTGCCATGTTTCTCAACAAACTGAAATAGTATCAGTGTGTTGCCTTTTAATGATAATGTTAAATTTCTTATAAAATCATTTCGAGCCTTGTTCTGAACAATATAATCCATTTCGGTATTATAATCCCAATCTCTCGCTGTTTTACAAGTAACCTCAGGATATTTTAACACTAAACATTTAATTTGAAACTCAGCTAAATGTTTTTGTTCAATTAGTTCAGATGTTGTTGTAGCTCGATAAACAGGTCCAAATAATCCTTCTAATACTAAACGATGTGTTTGTGTGCCATCTAATGTACCGGTTGTACCTAATCTATATTTAGCATTAGAACAACCAGACATAATTGTAGTTAATGACTTTGCTTTAAACTGGTGAGCTTCGTCACCTAAAACAAAATCAAACTGTTCAAAGTAATCTGGTGAATTTTTATAGATAGATTGCCATGTTGTAATTGTTAAAAAGTTATTTGTGTGTTTGTCTTTGCCTGAGTATTGACGATGACAGTGTTTTTCAGAATCATACCCATACGATTTAAAATCTGAATACATTTGTTCAACTAAGGAAGTCGTTGGAACGATTAGGAGACCTTTTTTATACTCAGATTCTTGGAGATATCTAACGATCAAGTATAATATTAAAGACTTACCGGACGCAGTTGGAGAGAGTAGGAGAACCCTTTTATTGCGTATTGCTGTGATAAAAGACTTAAGTTGATAATCTCTTACTTCATACGGTAAATTCAATGAATCACAAAAATCTTTTGCTTCAACCACAGAAAATACTTCTGTTGAATCTACTTCTTTATCTATTTCTAATTGATAATCTCGTTCTTCACAAAACTTTTTAATGTATGGTGTGAGACCATGATAGATGGTAAAATTTCTTAAATCAAGTAATCGTATACGGCCATCCCACATTCTACTTTTATAAGCTGGTGTAAATTGATAACCAGGCACAAAGAAAGTAAAATATTCGGACATTTCTTGAGCAAAATGCCGTTCACACTCTAATTGTAAAAACGATTCGTTTTGTTTATGAAGAACAATATCAGCCATTATACACCTTGAATGAATTTTTCCCAATCAATAAATGACCTAAGTTCCCATGTTCGATTGTTTAGTTCTTTGATAATCGCTTGACACACTTCTACAATTTCATTGTGTAATGTCAAGGCCGCTTTTTGTTTATTGATATCATCATCACTATCCAAATATGTGGTCAGTTCTGCCTTAAGAACATAAGGAAAAGGTTCCCAACCATATTTCTTTAAATCATCATCGTCTAATTTACCAGTATAATATTCCCATTTTAATCTGCGAATTTTATTTAATTTAAATTCTGTTTCTTTGGCCAGTAAACGATGTCTGGATAATATGTTGATATATTTACTGTGAAGTTTTGGTATATTTGTAAGTTCTTTACCAGGTTCGGTTCTATCAATGTCCGAATCCTTTCTCCACATTTCTAATAGTTCTTCTAATTGTTTCATAAGTTAAAGTCCTCCAATATTGGAGTATATGTCAAAGGCAACAAAAAGTCAAGCGTTTTTAGTAAACTTTTTCGATGTCGTAGTAAGTATACCTGAATGTAGCGTCTGCTGTAATCAGTGTATCTGGACTATCAGTAGATGACATAATAAAGGTTGAGAGTGTTGTTGGAAAACACTCATAAAATTTAAACTTCACATAAGGTTGATTTGATGAAGATAACATGGTCAAGGTTGCATCACTGTATTGTGGTCTTTTTGTTTGAACTCTTGTAACAGCTTTGTTTAATTTACCTAAACCTCTATAATCTTCATAATCTTCTGGAAAGGTCATTGCACGAATCCAATCGTGACACTCTAACCATGATGTAAGTTTTTCATCAATCAAAAATGTAACATTCAATAAATCGTAAATGGCTTTATCACCAGGTGCATAGATGTCCACAAAAGGTGTCATTTGTGGAGTTTCAGACATAGAGATGCCTGGTACCGAAACTGATTGACAAAAGTATTGCATATTAGGCATACGACTGAAATTCAGTATATACTTATTTGGTTGTAAAAAGTTTGGATTACTAGGGTTTCTATCAGTAACAGCCATTTAGATGTTCCATATAATGTTATGCTCTATTTATATGCTAAAAAAAAGAGGTACCGAAGTACCTCTCTTTTTCGAGAAACTATTGTTTCTAACTACTATTACATTAAGTTAGCAACTTTAAATGCACGGTAGTAGTTGTTTGATAGGCCTGTTAAAGCGCCAGATCCAACATTAGTACCTTCTGCGAATGGGTTAGCAACTAAACCGTAACGAGTTTTGAAGCCAATTTTCGGTTGGAAAGTACCAGTATCAACTGCACGAACCATTTGTAATGGAACATATGGGCAGTAGAATAGACCAGCGTCATAAGCATTTGAACCTTTATAACCTACAACTGCAAATTCTTTAGATGCAGATACAGGTGCATATGGATCAACATAAACTTTCATACGACCAAATAATGTACCAGCAAATGTATTGCCTGTATCATCAACTTGTAAGTTTGTTTGACCTTGTAATGCTGGGTTGTAATCTAAAAGACCTGCCATTGCAAGAGCAGAAGCAACATCTGATGAACAGATAACGATGTTACCTTTTCCTCTACGAGTAAGTTTAGCGATAGTGTTCGCTTCTCTTTCTAATTGGAAAGCAAGACCTTTAATTTTTTCAACCATCCAACGACCGTTTGAATCAGTGTCTAAATCGAACTGACCAGCAGCTGTTGTACCTGCTTGACAACCTGTTTTCGCAACTGAGTAGATTGTGCGAACAACTTCACGGTTGATTTCAGCAAGAATTTCTGATGAAAGAATGTTTGCTAACTCTGTTTCAGCGTCAAGACCGTGAACTGCTTTAAGGTCTTGTGCTAATTCGATAGAGTATTCTGCTTTTAATGCACGAGTTTTAGCAGTAACAGTTACTTTCTCAATTGAGAATGCCATTTCTTGGAATGTGTTAGAACCGTCACCTAATGCTTCTGCAAGAGCAGTTGACATACCAGCAACACCAGCACCGTTAGCAACGAATGTGTTAGCAACAGCAGAACCAACTGCTAATGTTGTTTGTGCTGAACCTAAACCAGCATGACCTGTGTTTGCTTCGTTGTAGAATGCTTCTGCGCCAGATTGTGATGTGTATAATGAACGCATTGCAAAGATAAGTCCTGTAGGACCTGTCATTGGCTGAACACCAGCAACATCATAAGCGATTAAGTTTGGTAATGATCTTCTTACTAAAGAGATAAGAATTGGATCAAAACCTGCAACAGGTGAAGCTGCAGAACCTGAGAAACCAGCCGCACCACCTGAACCTAAACCAGCAGATGCTGCGTTTGTAGGAACTGCTTCGTTAAGCATCTGACCTGATTTGGTCATTTCTTGTGCTTGGTTTTCAAGAATAACAGCTGTAACTGCTTTCTTGTATGGGTCTTGAATAGGTGCAAGATCAGGATGATCTAATACGCCTGCCCATTTTGTTTGTAAACCTTCGGACAAATACATTTTGTTCTCCTAAATTATTTTTTTGTTTTACTAATTGCTTGTGACACAGCAGCTACGAATGGATCATTGATCGTTTGATTTTCTTCTGTATCGTCTACATTTTCGTGTAATTGTTCTTCATCTGCTTTTTTAACACCAGATGGGAAGTAGTTCTCACGGATTGTTTCAAGTTTAGATTTGTATTCGTCCTCTGTGGAGAATTCAACACTTTCTGCAAGTGTTCTAATTTTTTCAACTTGAGTGTCAGTAAGACCTTCTGTTACTACACGAGTGATTTCATTTTTGCGTGATTCAATAAGCGCTTGCTTATATTCAACACCACGCTCGATTTCTTCGTCAAGTTTGCTTTCAAGTTCTTCAACTTTAGTCGCTAACTCATCAACCAAATCAACTTTTTCAGCTGGAACATCGATGTAATGTTCAGCGAATAGATTACGCATTCCTGCGATAAATTCTTCAGTTAATTCTGATCTCAAACCAGATTCAATTGCTAATTCATTATCTTCCATCCACTGTTCAACAACATATGAAAGGTAACTATCAACTTTTTCAGTTAAGTCAGATTTAATTGTGTCGATTGCTTCTTCTAATTGACCAGCATATTTCGCTTCGATTTCTTCTTCAATTTGAATTAAACGGTCATGAACACGAGCTTCAAAGATTGTAGCAGCTTTAGATTTAAAATCTTCAGAAATAGTTTCATCGTCAGCAAACATTGCATCGATGTCTTCTTTCATAGATTTTTTATAACCTTCTTCTACTTCTTTTTCATCTTCATCTTCATCTTCTACTTTATCATGTTTTTTAGAATGTTTCATTTCTTCAAGATTTTCATCTTCTTCAATGATATCTTCTTCAACTTCAGCATCTTCCATTTTAGCAGAAGCAGCTGATGGCTTAGTAGCAATAGAAGCTTTATTCTTTGCCGAATGATCAGCATAGTTTAGTTTAAGTTTATTAGAATCGTCAAGTGGTTTAGAATTAGTATTGGTTGGACCACCTAAGTCTTGCACTTCGCCTTCTAATTTTTGTGGAGGCATAGCTGGTGCAGATGTCTTGCTTTGAGCAAGAATATCAGCAGCTGCTTCCATTAGTTTATTTGTTGCCATTAGGATTCTCCTTATGTATTTCTTTATTTATAAAATTAAAGTTTTCTTAAATAGTTTTCAAAAAGTTTTAAAGCAACCGCTTCGATTTCTCTTGCTGATGCTTTCTTAATGGTTTTCTTGGCACGATCAAAATCCGCTTCTACAAAGCGTCCTTCAATGAACATCCATTCTTTGTTTTCCATTATGCCGTTTACAAAGGCGCCTGGAGCAGATGGATCTGCCACGATATCAGCCGCTGTGGCGAGTTTTAGGTCATCCTGCACTAAGTTGTAACCTTCTTTAGTCGGCACTACTGACCCGAGAGCTCTTGATGAAACGCCTATGCTAACATCATTATCGATAAAATTCTTAACGATGTCACCATATGGTGTTTCTAAAATTTGAGCTTTTCCATAAAATGTATTGCCATCTTCTTCTAATGAAACAATTTTATGTGACACACGCTCAAGGTTAATAGTTGGTGTATCAGGATGTCCTAATTCACCTAAAGCACGATTTGTTTTGATATACTCCTCGTTATATCTTTTAACCTCATTTCTGAGCGTATCCATTTTATACATTCTGTTGTTACGATTAACCGCATCGCCAACTAAAAATGTTCCTTCAATATACAAACGCTTCTTACCATTTTCGGAAGCTTCTGTAAGATATTTTACATTTTCTACTGTTTCTCTAATGAGTTTCATTTTACTTTACCTTATTCGATTATTGGATCGTAAGTTGCCAATTTCGCAATTTCAATAACTGCACTGCCGTTTGTAGTCACCACCACTGAAACATTACTTGTTGAGTTGTTTGCAATAGAATGTCCTAACTCATCAAAGTGCATTTCGCCTGAATTGTATAAAGTAATAACATCAACACCACCACGCTTAATGGCAATATTACCTGTTGTTGACCATAAAATCTTTTTGATTGAAGCTTCGGTTACTGTTTCTGTTCCATCAACAGCTAAGTTAGCAAGTTCAAGTGTTGTTGTGCCTGTACCAACAACTCTTAAAATTGATGAGCTTCTTTTTCTATTTGTAATTTCGTATGCCATATTATTTCAATCCTAATGAACTTCTTCTACGCATACTCATTCTTCTTTTAATCATAGAACGGCGTAGTTTAGCTCGTCTTGTTGTTTTCCATGACCGTTTTAGTAAACGGGCTTTTCTTAATCTCGTAGTTGCAGGTATTCGTCTTACTGTATTACCTGAAATACGGTATCCTTTAATAGCAGACCGTCTTCTGTTTTTCTGAACAACGATTCTGCCTTTTGCATTTCTTCTGATTCTTCTACGAATCTTTTTTACACGACCCATACGAATAATGTTTGGGTTTCTTTTATATGCTTCTTCTAAATCTTCTGTTTCTTCTACTACATCGAATCTATCAGCAGCTACATATCGTTTCGCTTCATCAAGATATTTTGATGTAATTTGTTCTAAACGAGCAATTATTTTTTCTTTAGCTTCGTCTAGTTTATTCTCTATTAAAGAATCTATAATGCTCATTTTTTATTATGAGCCTTAAATGCAAAATCTGAACCCTTTCTAAAATGCTCTGGACTCTTATGAACCAAGTCAGCATACTTTTTAGCATTTTCTGGTTTTAGAGCTTTATGAACATTTGTCATAGCAGATGCTGTATAGTGGTCAACTTTTCTTGTTTGACCATTTGCAAACTTAACTGATTTAGCTTGTTTGTTTTTTACGATACTATGAAGTGTGTCCATTACACTTTCTTCAAGAGTTTCATCGCTATTTATGACATTTACCTCTTCGGATTGCAATGGACTTTGGTCAATACCTTTTCCGTAAGGCACAGTAAAATATTTGTCTAACTTAGAATTATAATATAAAGCAACTTTCATTCCATTAGGATATGGTCTGAATGATTTTCTTTTGAGTATGAGAACAAAAGGTGGATCTTTTGGTGTATCGCTTTCTTTTTTCTCATTGATTGTTTCTGCTTCAATAACTTCAATTTCTTCTCTAACAGCTCGTCTTGTCTTTTGAAATATTTGAGGATTATCTGTTAAAAGACCAACCATTTTATTGAATAAATTTTGAAGAAGTTTTCTTTCCACTGGATTAAATACAGGTCGTTCTTCATTCATCTTATCTAAGATTCGATGAAGTCTTTGTATTTTAGTTTTATCTGCTAATCCGGCACGAACAAGTATATCGAATTTTTTAATATCGATATTTTCTTCGGTCAGAATATCTTCTATATCTTTAAATTCTTTTAGGCTTTTCATTCTTCTTCTTGTGGTTGTTCTGTCTCATCAACTTCGGTGTCGGCTGTATCCTGAACTTCAACTTCTACATCATCTTCAGTTGGTTCTTCTTCAGGTTGAGCTTCTACACCATTAAAAAGTGATGAAGCAATTTCTTGTTTTTTACCATCTAAAGCTTCCATTGCTTTTTGTGATAAAATGTTATTTAAAGTATCTTTAGCATCAGCACTTTGAGCTGCGGCTATTTGATTTACAAAGTCAACTACATCTGTCATAATATTCTCCGATTAACCTTTATTTATTCCGCCAAACTTAATTACATCAGCATCAAGTTCAGGGGTTTGTGATTCAGTTTGATCCGAATCTGTTGTATTATCTTCAGGTGGAAATTGATTTGGATCAACCTCTGATTGACCAAATGAAACACCTGATTCCTGTTCTTCTTCAATTTCTTTTTCCATCTGTTCAATTTGTTCAGATGACATTTGAAGAATATTCTTTTTGACCCAATCGGTTGAGTAGTAACGACCAATATATGGATCAACAGTATTGAGAAGTGCAATTCGTTCTCTTAGTAACTCTGCATCTCTTAATTCTGTAAAGTTATTATCTTTGAGATAATCATAATAGATTTGCTCTTGAAAATCTTGCCATTCTTCTAATGAACAAATCCCTTTTAATACTAATTGAATCTTTAAAGCGTTGTCAAATACTTGTGAAAATTTATTTCTTAATCTTGTAATAAACTTACCAAACTTAACTTCATCTCTTGTGACTTCAGTTGAACGACCAAGACCAATCATACCGCCTTGTTGTGGTTCTAAACGAGAAATTGGAACATTTAAAGATTGTAATAATTTATTTCTAAAGTATTTAACATCTTCAAGTTCACCTAAGTTTTGACCAGCTGGTAATGTTGTAATCTCTGTACCTTTACCACCTTCTCGTCTTGGTAACCAAAAGTCTTCCAACATTGACATATGTTTTCTATCATCTCTTAACTCACCAGTAGAAGCATCATACACCATCTTGTTACGGTATTTCACCATAACATCTCTTAAGTATTGTTCAGCTTTACCTTTTGGTAAGTTACCAACATCAATGTAAAATATTCGTCTTTCAGGTGCTCGTGATATTCTATAAATGACAACAGCATCTTCAATCATTCTTAACTGATTGAGTGGTTTAATTGCTTTGTGAAGATAAGAAATAACAAAAGTATTCTTAGCATCCATTAAACCAGAGTTTATATTAATAATAGATTCTGGTGCAATTCTTAAACCTGAATTAACCGATGTGGTATAGTTTTGTGTGGTTGTACCTTTGTCTGTATAGACATAGTATTCACCAATTGATTTAATAATTAATGCACCAGTTTTTGGATCTTTATCTTTTTGAACCTCACGAACTTTTCTGATTTTGCGTGGGTCAATATATCTTAATTCTTTAATACCTTCTTTAGGTCTGGATTCATCAACAACAACATGATAGTAAATACGACCATCAATGTACCATCGTTTAAATAAATCATCAGCAAGATTATTAAAGTTCAACATTCTTAAAACATTGTTAAACTCATCTCTGATTTTTTTCTTAATCGATTCTGGTTGTTGAAGATTGTCTAATCGAATATCAACTGTTTTACCAGAATTATCGTGTGTGATAGCTTCATTGACAATATCGTCAATTGCCATTTCAAGTTCAGAATGGTTTGCCATTTCACGGTAACGAGATATAAGTTCAATCTCATTACGAACTGAACCTTCTAAATCAACATATGTACCGTAATGAGCATTTTGGGTAATGGTAACTGCACCATCATCCATTGCCTCATTTGGTAGGGTAAAAGAAGGCTGGTCAGATGGTTGTTGAACAACAACATCTTTTTTGCCTAGAGTGAATCCGAATAGTTTAATCGCCATAATAATTTATCATCCTATAAAAAAAATAAAGTGGGGAGTATTCCCCACTCTATTACACAACACCGTCTTCGATTGATTCCCACCATTGGTATGATAGGGTAACTGCAAATTCTTCCATTGTGTCATTTGCACCCCAATCAACATCAATTGGTGTTATATCTGATGGGAACAAGCCAACAAACTTATATCTCTTAAGTGAGTTTCCTGCTTTACCATACTGTGTTACTTCACCATCAACGGTATAACCGCCTGGTGCAAGTGCAACTGGATTTCTTACATTAAGATTGTGACTATTGATGCCGTTCATCCATCTTTCGAAGGCGTTACGAACAACAAAGTCTTCATCGTTAATGACAGAAATTGTCCAATCAGCGAATGTTCTATTACCAACAAACTTTAATTCACGACCAAAGTATTGAACTGGCACAACACCAAGCGTAGCGCCTGGTAACTGTGCAGTTTTACACATGAATGTAAGTTTTGTTTGTGCGTTTCCTGGTCCAGAGAACGCAGGGAACGGCATAGAAACTTCAAACAGATTAGGACGGGCACCGTCTCCAACCATTTGACTTCTAAATTCGTTTACATTAAATGCCATTTATTTTCTCCTGTTTTCTCTATTTATTAGAACTGTCCAACCACTTCGTCAAATGAAACACCTGTTCTCACTGCGACAAAGTTAAGTTGAATAAAGTTAATTGAACGAGCAGGTTTGATGTAAATGTCACCGATAAATTCGTTTCTATCAATTACTTCACCTGTGTTATTTGATTCATCACACACAACACGGAAGTCAGTGATACCACGGCGACCTTGAATGTCTCTTAAGTATGGTTCAACTAAGTTCACAAACTGAGCTCTTGTGAATTGGTCGTTGAATTCAAACAATGAGAATCTAGCTGCACGAGCAATTGCTTTCTCTAATATAATGAATAAGCGGCGAACATTGATACGGTCAAACGCTGATGGTTTAGATTGTAGTGTTTTGTCGCCAAATAATTGTGTACCTTCGCCTTGGAATGTAACAACAGGATTGATACCTTTAACATAGAGGTCATCTCTGTTTGTTTTTGTTGGATTCCAAGCAAGTTTCAATGTGTTTCTCATGATGCCTCTGTTAGGACCAGCTGGTGAGAACCAAGGATCTCTTTCAAGATCAGTTCTTGCAGCTAAACCAGCAATATCACCGTTACATGGGACCCAACGATATACATCGTTGTATTTGTCGTATTGATATTTCCAGTTTGAATCTAACACAGCATATGATGTTGATGTTAATGTGTCTCTGTATGCTTTAACATCTGTTGTTTCAGAACCAGCATTGTCAACTACATCTGCTTTTTCAGGTGATAAGAATACAACACAATCTTTTCTTGTTTCACACATGGTGATTAAGCTATCTGCAATTGTTTGGTTAGAAGGACCAGAAACAACTAAGTTAATGTCTACTGAATCAGCATTGTCAAATGTATCGTATGCAGTTACCACATTAGCAGTTGAGATTGTACCATCTGCACCAGCAGTAAGTGAAACTGTTACATTAGCTGTTAAGTTTGCATATGTTGTACCAGAAGCGGCAGAACCCCAATTGGTACCATCATCTGCGTGTGACATCCAATGAATGTATTTTGATTTATTACCAATTACATTTTTGTAGTAATTTGTATTACCTGAATCATCTTTAGCATCTGATGCTTTAGATACAAAACCATATTTTTCTAATACTGTACCTTGAGTTCCAGAAATTAAACCGTCTTCATCAATAACGATAATGTGCATTTCATCACGGACACCGCCAGCATTTGATACATATGTTGATGTATTTGGTGTATCAGTAAATTGTGTTGCATATGTCCATGTTGAATAGGTGTTAGCATCTGCCATAGAAACTTTAAGTGAATTACCTAAAGTACCTGGATACCTAGCTGCGAATTCACCATAAGTGTTTGCGCCTCCAGACCAGTTTGCTTCCCAATCATCGTCATTTTTAATGATTACATTTGGTGATCCGTTTGCAGTAGCAGTGTATGTATCATTGCTATAAGCACGGACAACCTTTAAGTTGTTCGAATATGCTAAAAAGTTAGCCGCAGAGAACCAGTATTCATAATTATTTGTGCTAGGTTTACCAAATCTATCAACAAGGCGAACCTCGTCAGAAACGGTAATTATTTCACCAACTGGACCCCAAGCAAAACTTCCAGCAAAAGCGCCAATCGAGGTGGCAACGGAAGGTACAATTGTAGTCAGATCAATTTCTGATACATTTACACCCGGTGAGAGCTGAAATGCCATGGATTTACTCCTTTAATAAATGGGTCGAATTCTTTTTTTAATTTATACTCTATTTAGTTTTTTAGAAAGTTGAAGGTGGATATCTATCTGCCAGGCCACTGTTTGACCACACATCTCCAGAATCGATTTCAACTTCTTCTTTCCGACCATCATCAAATACACCAACAGGTGTTAGTTCTTCATCTATTAACATATTTTGTTCTTTTAATAACTGTTTTCTCACATCAATGTCCGTTTCGTCCTTGAACATCTGTTGAGCCGTTAACCATCCAAATAGAACTAAACCCATCACTAAATCATCATGATTGCCTTCTTCAGCCGCATAACTATCTCTTACACGAGCAAAAGTATTCAATTCAGCAATCGTATCAAAATCATTTATAATTAGTTTATCATTTTCAACTAATGTTTTTAAGTTAGCACAACCAATCTTTTTAACAGATTTCGTGGTTTTGATACCAAAGTTAGAGTTTCTTTTAAATCCACCCGAAATCGTTTGACCTTTAATATGATGATGGTCTAACTTATAAATGTTTTCATACTCTAGGTCATAATGTAGAATATCTACAACTTGTTGACCTATGTTATTTGTTTCAATTAAGGCAAATGCCTCATTATACATTGTACCGATTTTATAAATTATCGTTGGATAAAACATCAACGGTAACTGATTGTTTCGGTATTTTGCAACCTGTCTATATGGCGTCTGTGTTACATCAACAACATTGATGGCTGAATAGTCCATATTCACACCCTCAGCACAATCAACAGCCATAATATACAGATGTCCTGCTTTAGGTTCTTCATAGATATCCAACCCATCATCGTGACGGATTGGATTTCTAAATGCCAAACTTCTTAACTTCACTCCTGAAATGAGTGTAGCAGAAGAACCTACAAACTCTGTTTCAAACTCAACACGAAATTGTTCTTCACTCGTGTTTCGTATTGTTTCTTCTTTCCACCTTTCATCACGACCTGGTACATCTGACCAGTGGATCTCAAGTGGTTTATAATCGGATCGGCCTTCTTCAGCATCGACCCACATCTTATAAAATAAATTTAATCCGTTTGGTGTCGAAACAATAATTACTTTAGTTGTTTGACCAGACGATATCACAGGATATGTTGACTGGAAAAAGTCTAAAGCCATATTGTGTTGAACGAAAGCAAATTCGTCCAAAAACACCAAGTTATAAGAACCGCCTCGAACACCAGATGCTGATGTTGCATAGGCAAATATCTTAGAACCATTTTCTAATTCTATATTACCTTTATTCCAAACTACAATGCCTTGTTGTAACCATAAAGGTAAGTATTCATAGGCCTTTTGTATTCGACCTAAAATTTCTCTTGCTAGTGAACCTTTGTTAGCAAGAATACCTACTGTATATTCTTCATTAAACAACACCGACCAGAGCATATAACCCACAGAGGTTGTTGTTTTACCACACTGTCGTGGCATTTTAGCAATATTAAATCGATTAGTGTGGAATGAATTGACCATTTCCTCTTGAAACGGCCACATATCAAAAGGCACAAGACCTTTGTCCACATTCACAATTTTTACATAGTTTCTAATAAAATATACAGGATCATTTTGACACTTGAGAATTTCTTCTACTTGGTCAACTGTATAAGTTAATTCAACACCGACCCTTTTGAGCCGTTCATTACCAAGATAACCTTCCATCGTTAAGTATTTTTAGTTATGCTACGAAGCATCCAACCATGTTTGTTGTGAGCGTCAATTCTTCCTGCTAAAAAGTCCATTAGACCTTGTTTATCAAATTGTTCTGCTAACTTGAATGCCATATTTAATGTCGTTAAAACAATTTCATTGTCTTCTTGTAATCGTTTTGCCATTTCGATGCCTATTGGCACATTTAATTCATCTTCAATATCTGTTAGTTCAGCAAAGCGTGAAAATGAACCAGGTGCATATGAATCTAATGCTCGTATTTGTTCAGCCGCTACATCGACAGCTTGATACAATTCTTCGTATAAGTTTCCAAAAAATTCGTGATATTGAGGAAAGTTAGCGCCTTCTACATTCCAGTGATAATTATGGGCTTTCAAATACATAGCAAATGTATCAGCTAACACTTTCTTCATCAATTCTCTTAAAGTTTCCATATTAATACCTTTTAGAAGTATTTATTCTTCCTGTTTGTTCTTCAAAAATTTGACAAGTTCTGTTGTAGATCCTACAAAAACCGCCTTGTCAATGTTCATATTTTTTGTATTTCCTACAATATTACCATTGTTAGGAGATAAATCTTTTTTCTTTTTTTGCAAATCTAACAAATCTTTATTGGAATCTGATAGATTTTTAATCATTGTTGCAGCTACTTCATATGCTCTAGGATGTTCAGATTCACGAGCCACTTGTAAAAGATTATCGAGTGCGATACTACCTTTGTTAATTAGATTTTTAATGTTGTCACGAGCGAATTCTGTATCTTCATTAGCTGCCTGTTCAATTGGTGTTATTTCATTTTTAGATTCGACAACAGGAAGATTATTAAGTTCTTCTTCTTTTTCAATCTCAACATTTAAAGTTTCAGATAATTTTTTCTCTAAATTACTCATTATGTAAATGGCCATTCTGTAATTGTTTCAGTAAATCCAAAATCATCTTCAGCATTAGCTGAAGTCGGATCTGGAGTTGTAATGATGATTACTGTTTTTAATGGTTCGCTATCAACACTAGAAACATTATAACTTGCGTTAGATGTTGCACCCACAATAATATCATTTGCTTCAATTAGTTTATTTAGATTGTTTACCACGATGATACCGGTATTCGAATTACTAAAATATGCTAAGTCTCCAGTAATATCTCTTGTATCACCATTGGTGTTTGTTGTAACAAATATGGTTTCTTCATCATCAAAATAACCAGCACCATTTGCATAATCCACATAAACTTTTTGTGAGGTTCGACTAGCTGTTTCAATGTATAAATTTGTATTTGCTTGGCGAATATATTTACCTTCTTTAACTGGTGGCCAAATATATCCTTTTGCAGTAAATGTTAAGTCCCATATAATCAATCGAGTTGTTGTGTTATCACCCTCATACTCAACACTCGGTGTTACTGAATCAAGTATCACCGGCATATCATAATGTTGATCCATCCGTGAAATAAAATCAACAGTCACATTAAAGTCTGGTGTAAAGAAAGGCAATATTTGTTCAAGTATTTGTGTTCCATCTTCTTGGTTTCTAACAAAGATAGAAACAGAGAATTCAAAATTATATGGAACAGGAACATATTGTGTTCTTATGGCAGTATTTGTATTGGCAGAAAAGTTTTGTAAAGTAGATAATTGTTTTCTACTTGAATCATATGACATTCCTGTTAAGTCAAATGAAATACGAGGAACAACCGTTTGCACCGACTTTGTAAGTGTAGGATCAGATGTAATTCTTGTTAGATATTTTTCTTTTGCACCATATGATAATGGAACTTTCCATGATTCTTTTGATTCTGTGCCATCAGCTGTGTATCTTTTCAATACAATATCATTGAACATTGTGCCAAAAGCAACAACAACTTTTCGTATTGTTCGATTATAAAAATGTGAATTACCTAACATTATGGTTCACCAAATGGATTTGTTTCTGTAAAGTCAATAATAGAATCAGATTCACTTTCAATTCTTACATTGTCCTGAATATCTTCAAATGATGAACTAATATAAGCATCACCATTAGCAGTAGATATGGTTGCAATTGAACTAGAAGTATTACCAATTACATTAGCTGATGTAAATGTTCCTTGAACTCTGTAAATATCAATGTGTGTGTTTGGAACAAAGTCATAAACAATCGCTTGTGCGGTTGCATTTGCTAAATTGGTACCTTGATACACAATCTCATCATTAACAAACTTACCTGTGTGCATATTTGAAACAGTAAGTTTTGTTCTTGGATAGTAATCACGGATATCATTGTCAATCTCAGCAATACCGGTTTCAATAACCTCATTACTGAATACAAACTGTTTAAGTTTTAATGCGTAAAGATAAACATTACCACCACGACCACGACCTAATGTGTGATACATGGCTTGATTATCTTCGTGTTCAACAAATGTGATTTCAAAGAAACCGTTTACAACAGGAACATAAATCAAATCACCTTCATTTGGTCTTGTTTGATTAGCTGTTGCTTGAAATCTTTTGCGAGAAACCAATAAAGATATTTCATCTCTTATCTCTAAACCAAATTTAGAAATAAAATCACCTTCACCGTCCATACCTGTAATATTTTCCAAATACATTTCAAGTGGAAAAGCAGACACATATTGTTTGAGTGGGTCTTCACCGTAAAGATAATCAACCTGGTCTCTTGTGGTGCGTGGCATATAGAATACATCCATGCCATACATCTTCAGTGATTCAATAACTAAATCTTCAACTAAAAGTTGTTCAGAAGTTATGTTCTTCGGAAAGTGATTGAAATAAAGATTGGTTGCCATTCATTATTTACCCATAGAACATCTCTGATGGAAGCACATTGTAAGATTGCATTTCTTCTTCAATCTTATCAATTTCTCTTTGCGCCTCTTCCATTATTCTTGGTCCGTCTAAAGTTACGCCACCTGGCATTTGTATTCCAGCAAACTTGCTTAAATTAGAACCCCATTGGTATTTAATTTTTGCTGTCCCGTATTGTTTTAAGAATCTATCATTCCAAACATCAGATGTACCAGCTTTGGACATCGTAACGCCTGAAATATTAGCGCTTAAACTACCAACAATTTGTATTTCTGTTGGTGAATTAATTTTTTTAATTTGAACTTCTTGTCCATCTGAAAGAGTAATGATGTCGTTTTCTAAAACTTCTGCATCAAAGGTTGTTGCTGTTCCTGTCAATACATTAGATGATGTAGTTCCAGTAAGTGTTCCTGTCAAATTAATGGTTTCTGGTTGCATTGCACGATAACATTCAACAACAACATACTCTCCTGGCTGAACATCTCTTGTCCAATCAATATCTAAGAATAATTTATTTTGATGACGATTAAATCTGTATTGTGGTTTACCAGAGAATAATAAGTTTAATGTTGAAATATGTTGCATAGTAATTTCATAAGACACATAAGATACAGATGTAAAGTCATACAAGTCATGTAATCTTAATTGATATCTTAAATCAAACATATTGATTGATGAATTAGAATCATCAAACGGCATAACACTGGTTACAAATATGACGGGGTCT